TTAGTACACAAGTTTTTCTAATTTTTGCTCTAACTCTCTGTCCATTTTCTCTGTTACATGTGTATACACCTTTATAGTCGTTTTTTCATCTCTATGTCCTACTCTTTTCATAATTGCTTTTAACGATATATTCATTTCCGCCAATAAACTTATGTGTGTATGCCTTAGTGTGTGAGTAGTAACTTTTTTATTTATATTTAATGATTCTGCAGCTGAGGACAATCGTTTGTTTATCCTACTGCCTTGCATAGGATTTCCTTGGCAAGTTGTGAATATAAACCCTCTATCAACATAGCTTGGTTCCCATTGTTGCATCTTTTTATTTTCTAACATTATTTTTTTCAATACATTTGCTATCCTTGAATTGATGGCGATTTTTCTTTTTGAACCTGCGGTCTTCGTAGTATCTTTGTGACCAAATCCAGCATTACATTTGATTCTGTGAATAGTGCCATTAATAGCGATCGTTTTATTTTTGAGGTCTACATCTTTAACTTGGAGCGCTAATAACTCACCTATGCGCATACCTGTTAAAGCTTGAACTTCAACAGCCCCAGCAACTAAAATACGAGCTCTATACTGCATGTTATTATCGTTCAGTATAAAATCGCGTATCTGTATTACCTGTTCCATCTCTAAATAGTTATACATTTTCGCTTCTTCTTTTTCTATATCTTCTATCGTCTTACTCTTCTTTGGTAGTGTGACGCTATTTAATATGTGTTCGTTTGGATAATTGTAAAATTTAACGGCGTATTTAATAGCTTCTTTCATATGTCCAAGTTGACGCTTTACCTGATTTGCAGAATATACGTTTGATAATTCGTTAATAAATGTTTGCATGTACTTTGTATCAATTTTGTTTAAAAGTAAATTTTGAGAACTGTTCTTTTTGATGTTTTTGATTCTTGTTTTCAAATTATCAAGCGTCGTTACTTTAAAGCCAGATGTTTTTATATGATATTCAAGCCATTCATCTAATAGCGCGTGAAAAGTCAAAGTTTTTAATTCGCTTGACGACTTGTTGTTCAGTTTTTCTTTTATTTTTTCTTCTAAACGAAACATTGCTTCTTTTTGAGATTGTTTTGTATTCTTGTTCAACACAACACTTACGCGCTTCCATTTATCTGTGTATGGATCTTTGTACTTCTCGTAATATCTGTATTTAGTTTCGTTATTTTTGTTTTTAAATTTTTCAATCCACATGTTTATACCTCCTGTAGGAACGTACGTTCTGTAAATTTGTAAAAAATAATAAGGGTAGGTGGGCTACCCAAAATTTAGTACTAGGTACTAAATATGTTATAATAAAATAAAAAGTAGGTGATAAGATGACTCAATTTCTAGGGGCGCTTCTTCTTACAGGAGTTTTAGGTTACATACCATATAAATATCTAACAATGATAGGTTTAGTTAGTGAAAAAAACAAGGTTATCAATACTCCTGTATTATTGATTTTTTCTATTGAAACATGTTTGATATGGTTTTATAGTTTTATAATTTTTAATAATGTTGATTTAAAAAATTTGAATTTAATTCAGTTGCTTACAGGTCTAAAAGCAAATATTTTGTTTCTATTTATTTTTGTTTTAACAGTGTTTGTATTTAATCCTTTAATTGTTAAATTTATTATCTGGTTAATTAATATAACCAGAAAGTTTATGAAATTGGATTGTATAAGCTTATTAGACAAAAGAGACAAGTTGTTTAATAACAACGGTAAACCAGTATTTATAGTTATTAAAGACTTTGAAAACAGAATCATTGAAGAGGGTGAACTTAAAACCTATAATTCAGCTGGTAGCGATTTCGATTTACTAGAGGTTGAGCGACAAGATTTCAAAGTATCTGATTTACCGTCAAACGATGAATTGTATATTAAACATACACTTGTAGACCTTAAACAACAAATTAAATTGGATTTATATTTAATGAATGAATATTAATCTTTTTTCTTAGCTTTTTCTGATAAAGTGCTTTTTAAGTTTTCGCTGGCACCCGGCTTTTCAAAACTTTTGTTTAATGGGTTACTACGGGTAGCTTCTTGTTTTTTGTTTTTATCTACCATAAAATTCTCACCACCATTCAACGTCTACACTAGTAGGCGTTTTTTGATTTTTTTAATCCTTTTTCTCGTCACGCTATATAGGTACTTTTAATCGTAATTAAAGCCAAGTTTATTTAAAATCTCTAAATAATCTGACGACTTTGCCCGTAATGTTTACGTCATTTATTTTTGACATTGGGTAGCTTCTATCTTTAATGGTAACGTAATTAGATAATCGCTTTAGGGTAAATGTGTCATCTGAGTTAAATATAATTTCACAAAAATATTCATCAGTCGCAGTTCCGTTTTCAGGACAGTAAACAGTAATTATATCTCTGTCAAAGATAAAGTCCATTACATCATCATCCTGATCTAAAATGTAGCAAACAGTCATATCTTCATTTTCAACTCTTCTTGCGCTATTTATAGTAGTTATTGGTTGTGCAACTAATTTGCCTTTTGCCTCTGTGTATCTTTTTGGAAATTCCACATAATTCATTAAATCGATTGTTTTATTTGTTTCCATATTAGCTCTTCTTTCTTATATTGTTTTATTAGTTAATATTGGCTCCTGGTACTGCGCTAGCACCAGCTCTTGCTTCCTCTTCTTTTCCTTTTTTGTACTCTTCAAAAGCTTTAGCCTGTTCATCTTTAGTCCAGCCAGGCGAAACGACATACTCATCATTTAAATTAGTATTTTGTGAATCGTTTTCATTTATATTTGCAGGAGTATTATTAGATGGATCTGAATTATTATTAAGTTGATTGTTTTGTGATTGGTTTTGATTGTTTGAATTATTTTGTATGCTATTATTAGGTGGATTTTTATCTTCAACTTTTTTCATTTTTTCTTGTTGCGTTTTTGGTTTGCTATCTTTGTGTTTTTGTGTTTGTGACTTTTTATTTTCTTCTTTTTTTGGTTTTTCTTTTTCACCACAAGCTGTTAAAGCTAATGTACTTACTAGTAGCAGTCCGATTACTTTTTTCATATGTATCTCTCCTTTGTTTATATTTCCTTATATTTAAAAACTCTCAACGGCTCAAACGTAATAGAATACTCGCCATAGTGAGTTCCAATACCATATATCTTTTTATATTGTTCTATAGCTTCTAGTATGTATGATTCACTCAACTGCAGATACTCTGACAACTCGTACAAATTACGAACACCGTAGTTGTGAGCTTCTACAATTTCATGTAGCGGTACAGCTGAAGTAAAACCATGTCTACGTGCATAATTTTCAAATTTTCTATTAATCCATTTTGTTTGGTCTAAAATGTTGCCATACGTCAACTTGTGGTGGGCAAGTTCCTCATATAACACTTCTGCTTTACGTACTTCTGATAAATTACGCCTTATATAAATTTTTCCGTTCATATAGCATCCAGGTTGGAAATTTGGAAGCTGGTCAGTTTCTTCTATCTTTATTTTTTCGTTATTTATGCAAAGTTCTTCGTATAATCCCAATATAAACACCCTTTATTTGTCTCTATTTCTAACCCATTCAATGAATCTATTTACTTCTTCAATCTCTTCTTCAGTTAATCCCTCCTTATCAAAATGAGCAGCAATTGTTTCTTGATGTATATCTTTTTTTGATTCAGTAATTCTTGATTTCGGTACATTGAAGTAATCTGCAAGTTGTTGAATTCTTTTAATTCGTGGATATTTAGTTTGTTGAATCCAATTGGAGACTGTAGGTTGAGAAACTCCAATAGCTTCAGCAAGTTCTCTCTGATCAATATTTTTATCATTCATAAGTTCTTGAAGGTTTTCAGATAAAATTTTTCTGACTTTATTATTCTCCATAGTTGTCTCCTTTAATATTACTTAATGTAATATTAACTTACCATAACCGACATTACTTTACAATACTTTTTATAACTTTTTATGAAGAAATATAACTTTATCTGTTGACAAGTAATACAAAGTAATATAAAGTTATACGTGTGAAAGGGAGGTGGACGACATGCCGGAACAATTATCCGTAAGAAAATGGAGACTTGTAAGGGACTTGAAACAGCAAGAAGTAGCAGATATATTGGGCGTCAATGCAAAGACAGTTGGTCATTGGGAAAAGGATGACACTAATTTAAGTAATGTTACAGTTTACGCTTTAGCAAAGTTATATGATATTGAGGTAGACCAGATAAAGGTCTAAATTTTTTGACCTTCGTATAACTTTTTATAACTTTTAGGTAATGTAACAAATGGACATAAACAACTTAAAAGGAGGAACAACAAATGAACGAAGAAAAATTAAAGATGATTCTCTTACTTCTTGAAGATATACCAAGAGACGAATGGAATCGATTAGTAAATGAAGTAAATAATCAATACAGTTACCAAGCTGACAAGGTAGGACTTGCCAGTGATAACTGTCAACAAATAGCAAATAACTATAAGCACTATGGATTTTAAGATGGATAAGGACTATCGTTATTCTTTTCACCTTTAACGTTAATGTCGAAATACAAAACATGATCTAAACTGACAACTCTATCTTTTGGATAAATGATGTGTAGAGTTTTGCTTTCAGCATCTTTCATATGTTCTTGTACTTTAATAACTTCACCATTAATTAAATGTAAATCTAAAGAAGTAACGATTTCTTTATCTAAATATTGAGTGAGCAATCTCTTATGCATACTTATCACCTCCTTTCACTAGGAGATAACAACATTATACACGAAAGGTGGAACAACAAATGAACAAAAAATCAGAAGGGTTAGACATAATCATACCAAGGATTTTCAGAAGAGATCATGCGTCAGTAGAATCTTTAACAGAAAATGAACGTCGACTAAGAAAGGAAATATTAGGAAGTATTAAAAAAGGTGATTACAGCTACTTAGAAATAAACAAAGTTTTCTATGCATTAGATAGAGAACTTCAATACAGAGCGAATAATAACAAACTTTAACATTTATCGAAAGGAGTGATAGAAATGCCAAAAATCATAGTACCACCAACACCAGAAAACACATATAGAGGCGAAGAAAAATTTGTGAAAAAGTTATACGCAACACCTACACAAATCCATCAATTGTTTGGAGTATGTAGAAGTACAGTATACAACTGGTTGAAATATTACCGCAAAGATAATTTAGGTGTAGAAAATTTATACATTGATTATTCACCAACAGGCACTCTGATTAATATTTCTAAATTGGAAGAGTATTTGATCAGAAAGCATAAAAAATGGTATTAGGAGGATTATCAAATGAGCGACACATATAAAAGCTACCTAATAGCAGTGCTATGCTTCACGGTCTTAGCGATTGTACTCATGCCGTTTCTATACTTCACTACAGCGTGGTCAATTGCAGGATTCGCAAGTATCGCAACATTCATATTCTATAAAGAGTACTTTTATGAAGAATAAAAAAACTGCTACTTGCGACAACAAGTAACAGTTAAAGATAAGCATTTGTCTTAAATAATTATATAAGGAGTTATTAATATGACCTTACAACAAAAAATACTATCACATTTTGCAACATATGACAATTTCAATCCTGATGATGTAGTTGAAGTTTTTGGAGTATCGAAAACACATGCAAAATCCACACTTTCGAGACTTAAGAAAAAAGGAAAGGTTGAAATGGAAAGTTGGGGAAAATGGCGTGTTATCGAAGCACAATTACATTTAACTGTCGTCGAACGTAAAAAAGAAATTTTAGAAGAGCAATTTGAATTGTTAGCAAGATTGAATGAACAAAGTGATGACCCTAGAGAAATAGAAGATCGTATCAAGTTAATGATTCGTCTAGCTAACCAATTTTAAGGAGGATTTAATCAATGGCAATATTAGAAGATATTTTTGAAGAATTAAAACTATTAAATAAGAATTTACGTGTGTTAAATACTGAACTATCAACTGTGGATTCATCAATCGTACAAGAGAAAGTTAAAGAAGCACCAATGCCAAAAGAAGAAACAGCTCAACTGGAAACAATTGAAGAAGTTAAGGAAACGTCTACTGATTTAACTAAAGATTATATTTTATCAGTAGGAAAAGAGTTCCTTAAAAAAGCAGATACTTCTGATAAGAAAGAATTTAGAAATAAACTTAACGAACTTGGTGCGGATAAGCTATCTACTATCAAAGAAGAACATTATGAAAAAATTGTTGATTTCATGGAAGCGAGAATTAATGCATGAAGCTAGATCACTCAAATAGAGCTCATGCAAAGCTAAGTGCAAGTGGTGCGAAACAATGGCTAAACTGCCCACCGAGTATTAAGGCAAGTGAAGGTATTGCAGATAAAAGTTCAGTTTTTGCTGAAGAAGGTACATTCGCCCATGAATTAAGTGAGTTATATTTCAGTCTTAAATATGAAGGCCTAACACAGTTTGAGTTTAATAAAGCTTTTCAAAATTATAAGCGAAATCAATATTACAGTGAAGAGTTGCGTGAATATGTTGAAGAGTATGTAGCTAATGTAGAAGAAAAATATAACGAAGCTTTGAGTAGGGATAATGATGTAATAGCTTTATTTGAAACAAAATTGGATTTAGGTAAATACGTCCCTGAATCTTTTGGTACTGGTGATGTCATTATATTTTCAGGTGGTGTACTTGAAATTATTGACCTTAAATACGGTAAAGGCATTGAAGTTTCAGCTATAGATAATCCTCAACTTAGATTATATGGCTTGGGCGCATATGAACTGCTTAGTTTAATGTATGACATTCATACAGTTCGCATGACTATCATACAACCACGAATAGATAACTTTTCTACTGAAGAGTTACCAATATCAAGATTACTTCAATGGGTAACCGATTTTGTTAAACCATTAGCCAGACTTGCTTATAACGGTGAAGGTGAGTTTAAAGCAGGTAGTCATTGTAGATTCTGTAAGATAAAGCATTCATGTAGAACACGTGCAGAATACATGCAAAATGTGCCTCAAAAGCCACCACATTTGTTAAGTGATGAAGAGATTGCAGAACTTTTATATAAACTGCCTGATATCAAAAAATGGGCTGATGAAGTAGAACATTATGCGCTAGATCAAGCGAAAGAAAATGATAAAAACTATCCTGGTTGGAAGCTTGTAGAAGGTCGTTCGCGAAGAATGATAACTGATACAAAAGCAACGCTTGAAAAGTTAGTTGAAGCGGGTTATAAACCTGAAGATATTACAGAAACCAAGTTACTTAGCATTACGAAATTAGAAAAATTAATTGGTAAAAAAGCATTTTCTAAAATTACAGAGGGCTTTATAGAAAAGCCACAAGGTAAATTAACACTTGCTACCGAGTCTGATAAACGACCAGCTATAAAGCAATCTGCTGAAGATGATTTTGACAAACTATAAAAATTAAAAAGGACGGTATATAAACATGAAAGCAAAAGTATTAAATAAAACTAAAGTGATTACAGGAAAAGTAAGAGCATCATATGCACATATTTTTGAACCTCACAGTATGCAAGAAGGGCAAGAAGCAAAGTATTCAATCAGTTTAATCATTCCTAAATCAGATACAAGTACGATAAAAGCCATTGAACAAGCTATAGAAGCTGCTAAAGAAGAAGGAAAAGTTAGTAAGTTTGGAGGCAAAGTTCCTGCAAATCTGAAACTTCCATTACGTGATGGAGATACTGAAAGAGAAGATGATGTGAATTATCAAGACGCTTATTTTATTAACGCATCAAGCAAACAAGCACCTGGTATTATTGACCAAAACAAAATTAGATTAACGGATTCTGGAACTGTTGTAAGTGGTGATTATATTAGAGCTTCAATTAATCTATTTCCTTTCAACACAAATGGTAATAAGGGTATCGCAGTTGGATTGAACAACATTCAACTTGTAGAAAAAGGCGAACCTCTTGGCGGTGCAAGTGCAGCAGAAGATGATTTCGATGAATTAGACACTGATGATGAGGATTTCTTATAAGTCAATAGGTGGGGTTTTAGCCCCACTTTAATTTTAAAGAAATTGAGGTGTCAAGAATTTGAGATTTATGAATATAGATATTGAAACATATAGCAGTAATGATATTTCGAAATGTGGTGCCTATAAATACACAGAAGCTGAAGATTTCGAAATTTTAATTATAGCTTATTCAATAGATGGTGGAGCGATTAGTGCGATTGACATGACTAAAGTAGATAATGAGCCTTTCCACGCTGATTTTGAGACGTTTAAAATTGCTCTTTTTGATCCTGCTGTAAAAAAGTATGCATTCAATGCTAATTTCGAAAGAACTTGTCTTGCTAAACATTTTAATAAACAGATGCCACCTGAAGAATGGATTTGCACAATGGTTAATTCAATGCGTATTGGCTTACCTGCTTCGCTTGATAAAGTTGGAGAAGTTTTAAGACTACAAAACCAAAAAGATAAAGCAGGTAAAAATTTAATTCGTTATTTCTCTATACCTTGTAAACCAACAAAAGTTAATGGAGGAAGAACAAGAAACTTGCCTGAACATGATCTTGAAAAATGGCAACAATTTATAGATTACTGTATTCGAGATGTAGAAGTAGAAATGACGATTGCTCATAAAATTAAAGACTTTCCAGTAACTGCAATTGAACAAGCATATTGGGTTTTTGACCAACATATAAACGACAGAGGTATTAAGCTTTCTAAATCATTGATGTTAGGAGCTAATGTGCTCGATAAGCAGAGTAAAGAAGAATTGCTTAATCAAGCTAAACATATAACAGGTTTAGAAAATCCTAATAGTCCTACACAATTATTGGCTTGGTTAAAGGATGACCAAGGATTAGATATACCTAATTTACAAAAGAAAACGGTTCAGGAGTACTTAAAAGAAGCAACAGGAAAAGCTAAAAAAATGCTAGAAATTAGATTGCAAATGTCTAAAACCAGTGTGAAAAAATACAACAAAATGCATGACATGATGTGCAGTGATGAACGGGTAAGAGGTCTGTTTCAATTTTACGGTGCCGGTACTGGAAGATGGGCAGGTAGAGGTGTACAACTTCAGAATTTAACAAAGCATTATATTTCAGATACTGAATTAGAAATAGCAAGAGATCTTATTAAAGAACAACGTTTTGACGATTTAGATTTATTACTCAATGTTCATCCTCAAGACTTATTAAGTCAATTAGTTAGGACGACATTTACTGCTGAAGAAGGTAATGAACTAGCAGTAAGTGATTTTTCTGCAATAGAGGCAAGAGTCATAGCATGGTATGCAAAAGAACAATGGCGTTTAGATGTGTTCAACACACACGGAAAGATATATGAAGCATCGGCTTCTCAAATGTTTAATGTACCGGTAGAAAGCATAACTAAAGGCGACCCTCTCAGACAAAAAGGAAAAGTGTCCGAATTAGCTTTAGGCTATCAAGGTGGCGCTGGAGCTTTAAAAGCAATGGGTGCATTGGAAATGGGCATTGAAGAAAACGAGTTACAAGGTTTAGTTGATAGTTGGCGTAACGCAAATCCTAACATAGTTAATTTTTGGAAGGCTTGCCAAGAGGCTGCAATTAATACTGTAAAATCCCGAAAGACGCATCATACACATGGACTTAGATTTTATATGAAAAAAGGTTTTCTAATGATTGAATTGCCTAGTGGAAGAGCTTTAGCTTATCCGAAAGCTTCAGTTGGTGAAAATAGTTGGGGTAGTCAAGTTGTTGAATTTATGGGCTTAGATCTTAACCGTAAATGGTCAAAGTTAAAAACGTATGGTGGGAAGTTAGTCGAGAATATTGTTCAAGCAACTGCAAGGGATTTACTTGCGATTTCTATAGCAAGGCTTGAAGCATCAGGTTTTAAAATAGTTGGTCATGTTCATGATGAAGTAATTGTAGAAATACCTAGAGGTTCAAATGGACTTAAGGAAATCGAAACTATCATGAATAAGCCGGTTGAATGGGCAGAAGGTTTAAATTTGAATAGCGACGGATTTACATCACCCTTCTATATGAAGGATTAGGAGGATAGATTATGACAATAAAGGAATTAGAAGAGAAGTTTAACATCTCTCGATATTTTGTTGTAAAGCATGATAGGGATTGGGAAACAGGTGAAATTATTGACACTTGTATTGTTTTAGATGAATATGCGGACCATATCAACATAGAAGTTGAGGAAGTGATCTAATGCAACAACAAGCATATATAAATGCAACGATTGATATAAGGATACCTACAGAAGTTGAATATCAGCATTTTGATGATGTGGATAAAGAAAAAGAAGCGCTGGCAGATTACTTATATAACAATCCTGACGAAATACTAGAGTATGACAATTTAAAAATTAGAAACGTAAATGTAGAGGTGGAATAAATGGGCAGTGTTGTAATCATTAATAATAAACCATATAAATTTAACAATTTTGAAAAAGAAATAATGGCAAAGCGTGGGATAAATGCTGGAATTGTTTCTAAACGTGTTAGAGGTTGTTGGGAGTTTTCAGAAGCTTTAGACGCGCCTTATGGCATGCACCTAAAAGAGTATAGAGAAATGAAACAAATGGAAAAGATTAAACAAGCGAGACTCGAACGTGAATTGGAAAGAGAGCGAAAGAAAGAGGCTGAGCTACGTAAGAAGAAGCCACATTTGTTTAATGTACCTCAAAAACATTCACGTGATCCGTACTGGTTCGATGTCACTTATAACCAAATGTTCAAGAAATGGAGTGAAGCATAATGAGCATAATCAGTAACAGAAAAGTAGATATGAACAAAACGCAAGACAACGTTAAGCAACCTGCGCATTACACATACGGCGACATTGAAATTATAGATTTTATTGAACAAGTTACGGCACAGTACCCACCACAATTAGCATTCGCAATAGGTAATGCAATTAAATACTTGTCTAGAGCACCGTTAAAGAATGGTCATGAGGATTTAGCAAAGGCGAAGTTTTACGTCGATAGAGTATTTGACTTGTGGGAGTGATGACCATGACAGATAGCGGACGTAAAGAATACTTAAAACATTTTTTCGGCTCTAAGAGATATCTGTATCAGGATAACGAACGAGTGGCACATATCCATGTAGTAAATGGCACTTATTACTTTCACGGTCATATCGTGCCAGGTTGGCAAGGTGTGAAAAAGACATTTGATACAGCGGAAGAGCTTGAAACATATATAAAGCAAAGTGATTTGGAATATGAGGAACAGAAGCAACTAACTTTATTTTAAAAGGGCGGAAACAATGAAAATCAAAATTGAAAAAGAAATGAATTTACCTGAACTTATCCAATGGGCTTGGGATAACCGCAAGTTATCAGGTAATAAAAGATTCTATTCAAATGATGTTGAGCGCAACTGTTTTGTGACTTTTCATGTTGATAGCATCTTATGTAATGTGACTGGATATGTATCAATTAACGATAAATTTACTGTTCAAGAGGAGATATAACAATGAAAATCAAAGTTAAAAAAGAAATGAGATTAGATGAATTAATTAAATGGGCGCGAGAAAATCCGGATCTATCACAAGGAAAAATATTTTTTTCAACAGGATTTAGTGATGGATTCGTTCGTTTTCATCCAAATACAAATAAGTGTTCGACGTCAAGTTTTATTCCAATTGATATCCCCTTCATAGTTGATATTGAAAAAGAAGTAACGGAAGAGACTAAGTTTGATAGGTTGTTAGAGGTATATGAGATTCAAGAAGGAGTCTATAAATCCGCATTACACAAAGGTATCAGTTTGAACGAACGTTTTGAAGACGACAATATTTTTCCTACTAAAGCATTCTATATCTTAAACGATGACATGACGATGACATTGATTTGGAAAGATGGGGAGTTGGTAGAATGATGTTGAAATTTAAAGCTTGGGATAAAGATAAAAAAGTTATGAGTATTATTGACGAAATCGATTTTAATAGTGGGTACATTTTGATTTCAACAGGTTATAAAAGTTTCAATGAAGTAAAACTATTACAATACACAGGATTTAAAGATGTGCACGGTGTGGAGATTTATGAAGGGGATATTGTTCAAGATTGTTATTCGAGAGAAGTAAGTTTTATCGAGTTTAAAGAAGGAGCCTTTTATATAACTTTTAGCAATGTAACTGAATTACTAAGTGAAAATGACGATATTATTGAAATTGTTGGAAATATTTTTGAAAATGAGATGCTATTGGAGGTTATGAGATGACGTTCACCTTATCAGATGAACAATATAAAAATCTTTGTACTAACTTTAACAAGTTATTAGATAAACTTCACAAAGCATTAAAAGATCGTGAAGAGTACAAGAAGCAACGTGATGAGCTTATTGGAGATATAGCTAAGTTAAGAGAGCGTAACGAAGAGCTGGAGAACATGTGGCGCACAGTCAAAAATGAATTGCTTGGAAGATACGAATTTTACCGTTTTAGACTTAGCGAACTACAGATTGAGAGCAGAGCGAACAAGGAAGTAGCTATATATAGAAGAGCTGAAATCAACTTAAGTGTTATATTGTGCCGAATGGACAAACTAGACGGAACAAATGAGTTCTACGAATTTTTAGATCAAATGGAGGACAAC